TGCCTCCACCACCCCCTTTGTTTCCTTTATACATATTAAAACTATTCAATATGTGGGGACCATAATCTTTACCATCAGCAGGTGCTCCGTTTTTTAGTGCAACATTGTTTACTTGATACCATTCTTTTGTAAACGATGTTAGGTCATTGTTGTCCGCATATTGTTGTAGTTTATCCGCCATACCTATAAATACTATTTGGGACTGTTTTCCAATTCAATAATGTAATTGACGTAGTATCTACGTAGATACACGGGCATAGTTAAGATATCTCCATAAGAGAACCCTCTTTTAACCATAAATAAAATCTCGTCTAATTGACCTTTCTTATAATCCGTAGAAAGGGCGAAAAAACTCAACCCCGAATCCAATTTCAACTTGGATGTCTTCTCCTGACGGGGTTTTTACTGTTTTTGATAAATCTAATGAGGGTTTATGTTCCTTTACGTATTTTCTAAATAATTGGGAATCTTTAATTGGTAACTTTTCAATAAAGTTTCTGATGTTCATCATATCTCTATTTCCTGCAATAGATTTAATCATCATTTCAAGTTGTTTAGTTACGATTGGTGGTGCGCCGATACCATTCCAACTTTTTTCAATTTCATCAATTTCTTTTTGTTGTTTCTTTGTTAAAAACTTAAATGTTATATCAACATTCGTTTTTTCCATGGTATATTTAAATTCACCCATAGAATCCGATTCAAGTGTAAAATCTTTAAATGATACTTCACTTAAATCTAAGGTTGCCGAGAATTCTTCGTCTGTTTTTGGGTCTGTTAAAAAAACTTTATAATCTGAACCAAACGCGGTGTTCCTTAAAAAAACAAGAATCGCTTGTTTATCCTCATCAACTAAGTCATCAATAATAAAATCCCTATCTAAAATTTTTCTTTTTAGAAGTTCTTCAATTACTGTGTTTGTTGCGATTAAGTTTTGTGCAGATAAAATGTTTTCATCGGATGCGGTTAAATAAGCAACCTTTAATGATTTTTTACCGTTTTGATAATGTATACCTCTTGAAGGTAATTCCACCACATCGTATGCAATGGACGGGTCTACTCTAAATTCTTCCATAATTGTTTTGTTATATAACTACAGTAATTTAAAGAATTTAATTAAAAAAGTAAAGGTCTCCTTTTGAGAGACCTTCACATTGACAGATTCTATGTTTATTTCTATTAGTATACTTGAATACATCTGTCCATTCTTAATGAACAGGTAATGGTTGCGATATCATCTCTTGAATAATCAAGTTCGTTGAAGTTCAAATCAGTGATAAATGTACCTTGTAGAATCCATTTTTCAACTACTACACCCGTTGGGTCTAGCATTTCCAATTCAATGTCTTTCTTATAACCAGCGGCATATCCCATACGACCTGTAACTGATTCAGCATGTAAACGGAACCATTCCATAAGTGCTTGTGAAGCTGAAGGACCGATTGGGTCTTTAAAGGTTACTCTTAATTCATTCCATTCGAATCTACCAGCCACATATGTTGATGTGTTGATAAATGGAATAGCAACTGAGTTAATTTTAGCACTTGGTCTAGCTGCCGATGATACATACCATTCGTTGATACCCAATGATGATGGGAAACGAAGGATGAATCGGTTTACTCTTTTCGGTTCGTAGGGAACCGGCATTTTCATTAATAAATCTGCCATGTCTATATTTTTTTAATTTTTTAAGTTTATCTTACTTTCCTATAAATATGTTATTATCTAAAAAATATAATTTGTTTACCTCAGGTCTTGTTAATGTCGATTTTTTTTCGTATTTTTTTCATACTAGTACTAGATACTAGAAATAAAACTAGATTTAAATAAACTAGATTTAAAGAATCTAGAACTAGATACTAGAATATTCTGGTATAATACTGGGTAGTTTATCAAAGTATATTTTTTATAAAATTTGGTTCCATGTGAAACATATAAAAGGGGAAGCGGTTAAACTTCCCCTTTTTTCATTTAGATATTATCGAATGATGCTCCAGTAGGTGTAATTATGAACTCAACGTCGATAAATTCAAGTGAACGAGTTGGTTTGATGTAAATCTTACCTCTAAGAGTGTTAGCATCAATGTCCTCAGGGTCATTTGATACGGTTACACGGAACTCGTATAAACCTCTTTCTCTCTTAATTGCTTCAAGAATTGGATTAACCAATCTCAAGAACTCATTTCTTACTTGTTCGTCGTTTTGTTCGAACAACAATCTAACCGCAACTGCTGAAATCAATTTTCTTGCTCTCAACAATAATCTTCTTACGTTGATTCTATCCAACGCAGATTCTCTTACTTGAAGGGTTTTGTTACCCCAAATAATTGTACCTGTGTCAGAGAAGGTTGCGATTGGGTTGATTCTGTTTTTATATAACTCATCTCTTTCATCAAGTGTCAATTTCTTGGTGGCTTTGATTGCTTTTACCAAACCTCTTGTGTAACCAGCGACCGCGAACCAAGGGAACGACACATTATCAGTTAAGGCGATGTTTCTTACAACTTCACCTGTTGGTGGGATAAACAATTGAGTAGCATTATCTTGGTCTCTAACCTGAATCCATGGCCAATAAGTTGCTGAATAGTTAGTATCAAGAGAAACACCATCCAATGCGTCTACCACTTCCTCAACCGTTGAGAAATTAGGTGGAGCGATGATATAAAGTGAATCCGCTCTATCATTTTCCATAATGTCAATTGCTTGTGAGGTCAATGAACTATGGTCGTAGAAGTTGATACCCGGAGTTGCGAAGATGTTGATATCCACCGCTTCAGGGTTACCATATGTTTGGATACCTTGTAAGTAAGCATAGTAGTCAGAGTTTCCTACAGATGTACTGAAAACACCACCATTTGAAGTGTTACCACTCACATATGTAGGTTTTCCGAAGATGTAAGAATCACCGAATGTTTTAACTTCTCTATAGATGTCCCAACCGTCAAATCCACCACATACTGTGAATGTGAATTTACGGTAGTTAATGTTAGTTAATACGTTATCAACACCTGTTTGTCCTTCTAAATCATAAGGAGTTGTTGTAAATGTTGTACCTGTGATTGTGGATGCGTTGGTTGATAAGTGGAAACCATTAGTCGAACCGGCCGCTGCCGAACCTTTATACTTGAATAAATCCTTATCGTAACCAATTTGTGAAGAAAGACCGAAAGTTACCTTTCTAACTTTGTCACCTGATGATAGTTTTTGAGTACCATCAATTTCGTATCCAATTACATCACCCGCATCGTAGAATTGAGTTTTGAACATTACAGAACCTAAAGTAGAACCTGAGAATGATGTATTAGCGGTAAATCCTTTGAAACCAGCAGGGAACGCATCCACCGGATGGTTACTCGCCATATTCAACATGATATATTTTGAACGTAATTCATATTCACCATCAGATGTACCGACTTTTCTTGCCACATAACCTGGTAGGTCAGGGTTCATAGAACATCTTGTAAATTTCTCAAGGGCGAGTTGATTATCGTCAGTATCGTTAAAATCACGAACTAACATATCAAATTCACCTGTTTCCATGTTAATGTTGACAACCGAAACTTTAATTTGTTCGTTTGCTGCGTTACCATCTGAAATTGTGATTACATCGAAAAGGTCAGAAACCTCTCCACCACGAACTTCAGATACTACTGTTGGTGACATTGGGGTATCCCATTGGCCAACAAAATTGTTTCCTTCGGCTACGAATACTTCAGTTAAACTTAAACCTCTTACAAAACCTTGTTCGAACGCCGCTTTTAAGAAGTTAGGATATGATTCGTAAACGTATACAGGAATTTCTGATTTTGGTTTGTCAAATACTTCTGTACCCAATACTTTCGTGATGAATTTAGAAGATGTCATATCCATTGAACAAGTAAAGTTTTTAACACCGCTTGTTGCTCCTGTTACTGTAAGAGTAAACTCAGAGAATGGGTTAAATTGTAAATCATTACCTGTTATATTAAAGTGAGTGTTTCCTGTAACCTCTAAATTTAAAGTTTGTCCTGAGTAAGAACCTCTTGAACGGAACGCCGCAACAACTTGGTTGTTATAACCACTCAACAATGTTGAGTTATAAACAAATCTAGTTACATCGTATGCTGTTGTTCCTGAATTATATTCAAATAGGAATGCATAAACTTCAGTACCCGCGGTGTTACAGAATTGGTTATACCATTCTTTACCATTTGGATTATCTACGTCATTCAAACCTGTTAATGGTGAAATTTCTTCTAATGAAGGTGTTAAAGATGAGGTTGCCGAACTTGGTACTTCACCGATAACAAACCATTGACCATCATTCGCGTTAGTGTTACCACTATATGATGAGAAGATGTAATCTGCCATTGATTGTCCATCGTATGCCGTTACTCCTGACATACTTGAAAAGAATGTACTACCTGTTACTAGGTTAAATGTTGATGGGTCACAAGTTCCTGTTGTGGAACCACTAAGTGAACCTAAAGTTACCCCTCCAAGGGTTTTAATTGCGAATGTCTTTACAGGTTTGTATCCTGTAAGTCCAAGAATTCTCGTTACAAAAAGTTGATTTGATTCCTCAAGGTATGCTTTAGCAACATAAGGTAACTCCAATTTGGGGTTACCGTTTCCGTCTTTTACTGGTGATGAACCTCCGAAGTACAGTTTAAACTCATCGTAATCGGTTACAAGGATGGGTTCGAAAGCGGGACCTTTTAATGTCTCACCAACCAATCCAAGAGTTGTAACACCAACACTCTGTGCTACGAATGTTAAATCTTTTTCTGAAGTGTAAACACCCGGAGATACAAATACTCTATTTGAATTTGCCATTTTTAATAGTTTGGTTAATTTATTTTATTTGTTATTCTATAAATATCTTTGTTTTTAGCAAAGATTTCGTGACTTTTTGGAAAAAGGATAATTAAAAATCCTTTTTTATCATTATTTATCTTTATGGAAAAAGAGAACGTAAAAAATATAAAAATCAGCGAAAAACATCATCAGATGTTAAAAGAATATTGTGATAAAAGTGGTATGAAAATTTACAAGGTCGTCCAAAAGTGGATTGAGGAAACTTGTAAACCAAAAAAGAAGGATATCTACGGAGAGAATTAACTCAAGTAAACGACACTTACCTTGGAACCAACAACGGGGGTACCGAGAAGTTTAACTTTATATGTTCCCGAAACTTCAAATCCCGCACCCTCATCTTCAACAAGACCATTAATATCCAAACTGATAACACTATCAATTGCACTTGATGTGGTAAATTCTAAAGTACTACCATTATAGGTGAATGTATCGTATACAACATTCAAAGGACGACCGAAAGTATCGACAAACGTATCGTTTCTACCTTTATAGTATGTTATTGTCACCACAGAACCCTCAGGTGGTGGTGAAACGAAGGTAATTTTAGAGGTTTGAGCTACGTGGAAATAATCCTCGTCTCTTACTTGGACAAGACCGTTTATGGCTACGGTGAAAAGAACATTTATAGTTTCACCAACACTAAACTGTGTTTGAATACCGTCCGCGGGAAAAGATGCAATCGTAACTTCAATTGTTTTAACAACATATTTCTTAGCAAAGTTGTTACTTTTAATGAATTCATTTAAAAGAAACATTCTACTTACTGCCGGTTTCACCTCAAATTCTTCATCATCTATTAAAAACCCTAACATGGTGAATGTGTAGTTCTGAATATAGAATCTACGACCATCTAATGTATCCATGGGGGTGTTATCTTCGATTCTATCTAAAACAATTGGAATGTAATGACCTTTAACGCTCGTATATGACTGACGAGATGAGAATTTTTGAAGTACAATTCTATTAAAACGATTTACATCTCTAAGTTTTGTACAAACGATAGTAACATCAAAGGTTAAATCAATAGCAACGGGTTGTGGAATCTTATAAATGTCTGCACCCATTTGAGTTCCGTTCCAAGTTGGAACCGAAGCATAAAAGAAATCTCTTCTATCGGGGATAGTTCTTTGTATTGATGGATTTGTACCGGGTTGAACGTCAGGTCTTCTAATAACAGCAATGAACGGTAACTTCATATTACCATCTTCATCGGCAAATGTCCAATTGTTTGACATCTCACCCCATCTTTGAATGGTTAGGATTCTTGGTATGATTGGAATTTGGTCACCATCAGACGTAATCTTAAAATTATCTTTTACATAATCAAGCATACCCAAGTCAAGGTCCTCATGAAGAATTGAGTCAGGTAAAAAAGTATCAGATTTGGTTATTCTTTCTAATAATTCTTTTCTTCTACCTACAATGTCGGGTCCGTTCATATCGGATTTAACTCCGTAAACTTGGATATTATTTTTTCTTTTAGGTAATCCCATGGTTATATTCCTCTAAATTCAGATTCTTGAGCCGGTGAACAAAGTATTGTTCTATAGTATGGTTTGAAACCAAACATATTATGTTTATTGTCTGATGTTACTTTACCATCATTTGTTACGGTATAATATCTAATCCTATCTTCAGATTCGGGATAACCGATATAATCTCCGTATCTAATATCTATCTTCAATTCTTCTAAATGTTTTAAATAAACGGATACAGTCATATTACCTGGCTCCAAATACCTACCCAAACCACCTTTATAGGTTGTATTCTTTGGTTCTTCAATTTTTACCAAACCATTAAATTCAATAGGAGGTAAAAACTTGATTTGGTCCTTACCTACTTCAGCATAAACTTCATCGGTATCTGTCTTCTGTTTATCAACTCTAAACAACACCAATTTCATATTTATGTCCCCATGAAGATATTCCTGACCGATTTGTTGATTCAAATCAAAATCAGTTTCAGAGAAGAATTTACTAATTCTTGTTATGGGTAACTTGTGCTTCATACTCAATAAATAGTTTAAATATTCATTCCATTTTATTATATTTAGATTATATGCAGAATAAAATACCCGAAATAGAGGCGAGGGATATACTGTTAAAATACGAGGGTTTTAATAACCAACTATCAGATTGGAAACAAAAATTCTCAACTGTTAAAAATTTCCAACTTACTCGACCTCAAGCTGAATACGTTCTCAAATATTATGAGACGGTACCTCGGGTTGCTCGTAAGTTTTTAACTATCGCCAAAAATTTTGGTGAAAAGGTAATGGAAGATAAGAAACTAACGACGGTTCCCGAAAAAATATGGTGTGAAAAATTGTTATGTGAAAGTGATAAAGCGTATCACATTTGGGGTAAAATTGTTGATAGTGAAAAGAACTACGCGTTTTGGTTACCTAAATCATCAATCATACAAGAAGAAAAGAAATTAAATAGAGAAGTTGATTACTCCCCATACTCGCATAGAGCACCAATGGAACACCAAAAGGTTGCTGTTGAGAAACTTTTAGCTAATGACAAATTCATTCTTGCCGATGATATGGGTCTTGGTAAAACCACGTCAGCAATTATTGCATCATTAGAAAGTGGAGCTAAAAAAGTATTAATTATCTGTCCCGCATCTTTGAAAATTAACTGGCAAAGAGAAATTGAAAACTATTCAAGAAAGAAAATATTAATTGTTGAAGGTAGAAAATGGGGTTCAACTTATGATTATTATATTATCAATTATGATATTATTAAAAACTATCATACCACTGAAAAATCTGAAGATAGTGAAGCTTATAAATTAATTATAAATGAAGGGTTTGATTTAGTTATAATTGATGAAGCACATTATATATCAAATCCAACCGCACAGAGAACTAAACTCATTAATGATATTGTAAAACAAATTCCAAAAGTTTGGTTATTGACGGGAACACCAATGACTTCAAGACCAATTAACTACTATAATCTTTTAAAGATTGTGAACTCACCAATTGCTTTAAATTGGCAAGGTTATGTTAGAAGATATTGTGCAGGATATCAGTTCAATGTTGGAGGTAAAAAGATTTGGAATACAGGTGGTGCAAGTAATCTTGACGAACTAAGAGATAGGACGAAGAATATTGTTTTGAGGAGAATGAAAACAGACATTCTTGACTTACCTGAAAAGATTATTACCCCTGTTTTCTTAGATATGAAAAGTACCTTCTATGATGAGGAATTAGAAGATTTCATGCGTATTTCTAAGGACAATAAAAAGAATGAATCGATTACCGTCACACTAAATCGTTTGATGAAAATCAGACAGGTTATTGCATATGAAAAGGTACCATATACCTGTGAGTTAATTGATAAATTTATCGAACAAGGAAAGAAGGTAAGTGTGTT